ACAAAAACAAAAAGAAATCGCAATGGGCAGACTCCTAGTGGATTATACGCTTTGTTCATTCCTATGGAATGGAACTACGAAGGATTCATCAATAAATATGGATTTCCTGTCTTCGATACTCCTGAAGAACCAGTTGAAGGGATCGACGGAGGAAATGTCTATACTGGAGTCATCGAGCATTGGGAGAATGAAGCAGATGGGCTTAAAAATAACTCCGACGCTTTAAATGAATTTTATAGGCAATTTCCAAGAACAGAGCAGCATGCTTTTAGAGACGAAACCAAAGATTCAATATTTAATCTTGCAAAAATATATGAGCAAATAGATTATAATGAAGAAATGGTTTTAAGCGGCTATGTTACAACAGGCTCTTTTCAATGGGCTAACGGTGTAAAAGATACTAAAGTAGAGTGGCATCCTAATAAAAACGGAAGATTTAAATTATCTTGGATACCAAGCTTACAAATGCAAAATGCTTTTGAAACTAAAAATGGAATAAAGTATCCTGGGAATAAAGAATTTGGAGCATTTGGCTGTGATAGCTATGATATTAGCGGAACAGTTGACGGAGGCGGTTCAAATGGGGCATTGCATGGATTAACAGCGTTTAGCATGCACCCTGATGTACCTAGCTCGCAATTTTTTCTAGAATATGTGGCTAGACCACAAACTGCTGAAATATTTTTTGAAGATGTATTAATGGCAATCGTTTTTTACGGAATGCCTATATTGGCAGAAAATAACAAACCTAGATTATTATATTATCTTAAAAGAAGAGGCTATAGAGGTTATTCTATGAATAGGCCTGATAAATTATTTAATAAATTATCTGTAACCGAAAGAGAATTAGGTGGTATACCTAATAGCTCTGAAGATATAAGGCAAGCTCACGCGTCTGCAATTGAGTCGTATATACAAAACCATGTTGGTATGCATGAAAATGGAGACTACGGTAATATGTATTTTCAAAGAACATTGCAAGACTGGGCTAAATTTAATGTAAACAATAGAACAAAATACGACGCATCTATTAGCAGCGGACTAGCTATAATGGCTTGCCAAAGACATTTATATTCTCCGCGTAGTATAAGAGAAAAGAAAAAAGTAGATTTTGGATTTTCAAAATATAATAATTCAGGATTAAAAAGTAAAATAATACAATAAAGATGGCAGAAGCTACAGGACAAGTTACCCAATTTCCCAGCCAATCGGTAAGCGACGCAGAAAAAGCAAGCGAAGCTTATGGGATGGAAGTGGCCAGAGGTATACAAAACGAATGGTTTAGAAAAAACTCTGGGACGGGTAGATTTTTACAAAATCAGCGTGAGTTTCATAGATTGAGACTATATGCGCGAGGAGAGCAGTCTGTTCAAAAATATAAAGATGAATTTTCAGTAAATGGAGATTTATCATATTTGAACTTAGATTGGAAGCCAGTACCTATTATACCTAAATTTGTAGATATTGTTGTAAATGGTATGCAAGACAGGCTGTTTACAATAAAAGCATTTGCGCAGGATCCAACCTCTGTAAAAGAAAGAACTAATTTTGTTGAAATGATCCTTGAGGATATGAATACTCAGGACTTGATTACAGAGATAGATGAAAAGCTTGGTGTTGATGTGCGAAATATTAAGCAAGAAGATCTGCCTTCTAATGCAGAAGAACTTGAGCTACATATGCAGATTGGTTATAAACAATCTATTGAAATAGCGCAGGAACAAGCAATTGATAATGTTTTTAAAAGAAATAATTATCCAGAACTAAAGAAAAGAATTGATTACGATCAAACTGTGCTTGGTATTGCGGCAGCAAAACATACTTTTAATAATACAGATGGTATTAAATTAGAGTATGTAGATCCTGCAAATTTAATATATTCATACACAGAAGATCCTAATTTTGAAGACGTATACTATTTTGGTGAAGTTAAACAAATAAAATCTAACGAACTTAAAAAACAATTTCCAGAATTAACTGATGAAGAATTTGATCAAATAGTAAAACAATCTTCAAATTATAATAATTACGATTACACAAACAACGATTCTAACGATACAGTAGACACTAATACTCTTACTGTATTATATTTTAATTGGAAAAGCTGGGAACAAAGTGTATATAAAATAAAAGAAACTGCTTCTGGTGCTTTAAAAGCAATTAAAAAAGATGATACTTTTAATCCGCCTAAAGACCAAAGAACAAGATTTGAAAAAGTAGCGCAGGCGCAAGAGGTCATATACGAAGGCGTAATGGTCTTAGGGTCTAATAAACTGCTTAAGTGGAAAAAAGCATCTAATATGGTGCGCCCTAGTTCTAATGTTAATCGTGTAATGATGAATTACATTGTTAGCGCTCCTAGAATGTATAAAGGGAAGATCGAAAGTTTAGTTAGCCGAATGGTAACTTATGCTGATCTTATACAGCTAACTCATTTAAAATTACAGCAAGTAATACAAAGAATGACACCTTCTGGTGTTTATGTAGATGCTGACGGTCTAGCTGAAATTGATCTTGGCAATGGAACAAACTATAATCCACAAGAGGCTTTAAACCTATATTTCCAAACAGGATCTATTATAGGTAGGTCAATGACCCAAGACGGCGATATGAATGGAGGTAAGGTGCCAATTCAGGAATTGCCAGGGGGCGGCGGCCAACAAACTCAGTTATTAATCCAAGCATATAATTATTATTTACAAATGCTAAGGGACGTAACTGGTTTAAACGAAGCTAGAGATGGTAGCGATCCAGATCCCTATGCACTCGTAGGTGTTCAAAAACTTGCGGCTGCAAATTCAAATACAGCAACAAGGCATATATTGCATAGCTCATTATATATAACGTCTTCGCTCGCCGAAGCAATATCTATACGTATTAAGGACGTATTAGAATACCACCCGCAAAGAGATGCAATGATTGGTGGTATTGGCAGGTTCAGCGTGGGAGCATTAAAAGAAATGGATAAGCTTCATATGCATGACTTTGGAATTTTCTTAGAATTAGATCCAGATCAAGAAGAAAAACAGCTAGTAGAAAATAATATACAAGCAGCTCTTTCGAGGGATCAAATACATTTAGAAGATGTAATTGATATTAGACAAGTTAAAAATATAAAACTAGCTAATCAATTATTAAAATATAGAAGAGCTAAAAAAGAGGCTACTGACCAATTAAAAGCAGAAAGAAATATAGCTGCACAATCTCAGGCAAACGCACAAGCTGCTCAAGCTGCTGAATTAGCTAAGGCTCAAGCAGAAAACTTAAAGGTTGAGGCTAAAGGTAAATTAGCTCAATTGCAAGCAGAGCTTGATGTTAAAAAATTAGAAAGAGAAGCGGCAACCAAAAAAGATCTAATGCAATATGAATTTGATTTAAATGTAAAGCTTAAAGAAATGGAGCTTGACGCTAAAAAACAAATTGAATTGCAAAAACCGCCATCTAATCCAGAGCCAAGGAAGGGTTTTGAGTCTTCAGGCAATGACGTATTAGGTGGTATTGACCTTAGCAGATTTGAGCCAAGGTAAAATTTTTAAATTATTATATATTATTAAATTATGGCAAAATGGACAGTTAAAGGCGTAGTCGAAGACGAGCCTAAAACAAAACAACAAACAGAGCAAGCGGTTCTTGACAAAGCTGTAGAAAAAGGAGAAATAACTCCAGAATCTGCAGGTAAAGAATCAGAAGAAACACCAAAAATTGATTTAGATGCCCTTCAGAAGCAAAGCGCAGATGAGGTTCCTGTACGCGACGAATCCACAACTAGCGAAGAAGTTCAAAAAGAAAACGCCGAAGAGCAAGATGAAAGCTCTACCGGAGAAGATACGGAAAACGACTCGCCGATTGAGATCATCACTGAAGAGGAACCTGCGGAAATAAAAGATCAGCCTAATGTTGATGAAAATGCCGCAAAAGTAAATGAACAACCAAAACCTGTGGAACAACCACAAGTAGAATTACCAGAAGGCATAGATAAACTTTTAGAGTTTATGAATGATACCGGAGGCTCCCTAGAAGATTATGTTAATATGAATAGGGATATTTCTAAATTGCCTGAAGGTGAATTATTAAAGCAATATTATTCTCAATCAAAACCTTGGGACTCGCAAGAAATTAGTGAATACATGGAAGATAATTTTTCATATGACGAGGAGGAAGACGACCCAAGAGAAATTCGCGCTAAAAAACGCGCTTTTAAAGAAGAGCTACATAATGCTCGTGAGTTTTTTAAAAATCATAAGGAAAAGTATTACGCGGATCTTAAGTTAAACCGCCAAAAAGAAATTCCTTCTGAATACCAAGAAGCTTACGAAGCTTATAGCGGATATACAAAGGAACAAGAATTAAACAAACAACTAAACCAGATTTTTTTAGAAAGAACAGATTCTGTATTTAATAATGACTTTAAAGGATTTGATTTCCAAGTTGGAGATAATAAATATAGATATAAAGTCAATAATATTAATGAAACAAAACGTTTGCAATCTGATATTTCTAACTTTATCAAACCATTTATGAATGATAAAGGTGAAATTGGGAATGTCGCTGGTTATCACAAAGCTTTATTTGCAGCAAGGAATGCAGATAAAATAGCCCAGCATTTTTATGAGCAAGGCCGTGCCGATGCACTAAGACAAAATGCTAAAGAAGCTAAAAACATTGATATGACGCCGCGACAAGAAGGTACAATACAAACAAAATCTGGCCAAAAATTTAAAGTTGTTTCAGGAGATTCTAGTTCAAAACTAAGAATTAAACTAAAACAATAAAGACTTAAAAAATGGCTTTAACAACTGGAATTGAAAATTTAACTCCCTCACCTAGTAAAGGGACGTTATTCCAAGGTAACTATATTACCGATTTTGACTTTACAAAACAATTTTTACCAGACGTATACGAAAAAGAAGCTGAGATTTACGGAAATCGTTCTATCTCTTCTTTCTTGCGTATGGTGTCTGCTGAGATGCCTTCTGCATCTGACGAAATCAGATGGGTTGAGCAAGGTAGACTACATATTCGTTATGAAGATGTAGATTTAGCAACTGCTGGTGCTGATGGTACCGTAGTATTTACTGTAAACTTTGCTGCAAACCCTGACGCTGTAGCTTATGCTGCTGGTGCTGCTCCTGCTGTACGTGTAGGACAAACTATCATGGTACAAGGGCAAACTTCAGCTGGCGCTGCTACTGGGCCCGTACTTAAAGGTGTGGTAACTGTAGCCGGTGCTGCTGCTGCTGGAGATACTGGTACTTTTACCGCCGTATGTTATACTGCTGCTAACTTTAATGCTGTAACTAGTGCTGCTTCTTACGATCATGCAACTGTACTTGTTTATGGTTCTGAGTTTGCAAAAGGCACTGATGGAATGGACGGTTCAATTGACGCATCTTATAGCTCTTACACTAACAAGCCAATTATCCTAAAAGATAATTACGCTGTTAATGGATCTGATACTGCACAAATTGGATGGATTGAAGTTACTTCTGAAAACGGAGCTTCTGGTTACCTATGGTACCTAAAATCTGAGCACGAAACTCGTCAGAGATTTGAAGATTATCTAGAAATGGCTATGGTAGAAGCTGTAGAAAAAGCTGGTGCAGCTGGATCTGGTTTCCCATCAAACATTACTGGTTCTGAAGGGCTATTTGCTGCTCTAGAAGATAGAGGGAATGTATTTACAGATCTTTCTGCAGATACTGATCTTTCTGACTTTGATACTATTCTTAAGCAACTAGATAAAAATGGTGCTATTGAAGAAAACATGATCTATGCAGATAGGGATTTGTCTTTGTCTATTGATGATGGACTAGCTACTAAGAATTCTTATGGATCTGGCGGTACATCTTATGGTGTATTTAACAATTCTGAAGAAATGGCTCTTAATCTAGGATTTGCAGGGTTTAGAAGAGGTTCTTATGACTTCTATAAAACCGATTGGAAATATCTAAATGATTTTGCTACAAGAGGTGGATTTGGTGATATTGAAGGTGTTATTATTCCTGCTGGTACATCAACTGTATACGATCAGCAACTAGGTCAAAATATTAAAAGACCTTTCTTGCATATTCGTTATAGAGCATCTGAAACTGATGATAGAAAAATGAAAACTTGGATCACTGGTTCTGTAGGTGGAGCTTACACTTCTACTACTGACGAGATGAGAGTTTCTTTCCTATCTGAAAGATGTTTGATTACTCAAGGAGCGAACAACTTCTTCTTATTGAAAGACTAATCATTAATATAAGGGATGGGGCGTGTTAAAGCGCCCCTACTCTTATTTATTTTATTAAATTATATTATGAAAAATTGGGAAGTAAAGGATAGAACATATGTCCTTAAAAACGGTTTATCTCCGCTGACATATACCATCAAATCAAAAGGTATTTTGTGGTTTGATGAAGATAAAAAAATTAATCGTGAAATACGATATGCTACTAATCAAAATTCTTTGTTTAGAGACGAACAAGATGAATTTGCAAGGCTATCACATATTACATTTAGGAATGGTGTATTATATGTTCCTAGAACTGATATAATGCTTCAACAACTTATGTCAATATATCATCCTAAAAAAGATGATCTTTATGAAGAAATTGACGAAGTACAAGAGGCTATTGATGAAGTTGAAACAATTGAGTTTGAATTGCAGGCCATGAAACTTGTTCAAGAATTAGATATAGAGCATTTGGAAGCAATACTTAGAACTGAAATTGGTTCCGACGTAAGCAAAATGTCTTCAAAAGAAATTAAAAGAGACTGTTATTTATTCGCTAAAAATAATCCTAAGCTATTTATTGAGGTAGCTAATGATGAGGATATTAAATTACGTAATTTAGCAAATAGGTGTGTAGAGGCTGGAATAGTTCATTTAACTGATAATAACACAGTATTTAAATGGGCATCAAACGGCAAAAAGATTTTAACAGTACCTTTCGAAGAGCATCCATATACTGCGTTTGCACGATTCTTTAAAACAGATGAAGGTGTTGACGTTATGAAGGCAATTGTTAAAAAGCTTTCATAGAATACTAGGTTATAGCTATTCGTTTAGCTATAGCCATCTAATAAATAAAACAACAAATGGTAAGTATAGACAATGTTTACAAAACGGTTTTAAATATCCTTAATAAAGAAAATAGGGGTTATATTGTGCCGCAGGAGTTTAATACACTTGCGCTTCAAGCTCAAAGTGAAATATTTGAAAGTTATTTTTCTTTAAGAAATTACGTAGTATCAAATGATTCTGAATATTCTGATATTAGAAGGAATATAGAAGAAAAAATTGCGCTATTTGAAAATGAAGAAACAATAACCGCTGGTACTTTTTCTAATGCAGAAGGTAATACGACAAGTAGTTATTATGCTTACCCTACTAATTTTTATAGATTAAGTAGCGTGTCTGCAGATAGTATATATGTAGATGAAACTACAAATAAAAATATACTATATTTAAACCGATCACCTTTAATGAAGCCAACGGTAAAAAACCCGTTGTATGTAAGGCATGAATCGGGGCTTGTAATATATCCAACTACAGGTATAACAGAAATACTAATAAATTATATTAGGAAGCCTGCGGAACCAAAATGGGTTGGAGGTACAACAGCTGGACAAATTATAGCAAATACAGGCGCTAGTGATTATCAAAACTTTGAGCTTCACAGTTCTGAGTTTCCTGAATTAGTTATTAAAATATTAGCCTATGCAGGCGTTATTATAAGGGCAGCAGATGTAGCTCAGGCAGCAGCAGCTAAAGAACAACAAATAATTCAATCTGAACGATAATGGCAGAAACAAGAAAACTATATAACGAAAGAGCTTATTATGCAGACCAGCAAGGCGACACTGCAAATATTCCAGCTGACTTTAAAGGATTGGGTTATTACAGAAGAACAAGCTTAGAGGATGTTATAAATAACTTTATTGTTGCGTACATAGGAGAGGACAAAGCATTAGCTAAGGTACCTCGTTATGAAGTAGACTTTTGGGCACAAAGAGGGGTGCAAGAGTTTAGTTATGATATATTGCATAGTGAAAAGAGTATTGAAGTTGAAGTCGGGGATGCACTAACAGTAATGTTGCCACAAGATTATGTGTCTTTAGTACAGGTGTCGCATGTAGGTGAAGACGGTGTTAAAAATGTTTTACTGAGAAAACGAAAAAGCGGCAATCCAACTGCTCCTGTGCAAGATAACGAGTACAATTATACTTTTGATGAAGATGGAGGGCTTGTTGTTGCCGATCAGGCTTCAATGCTTGAAAGATTCCAGGATTCAACAAATCCAGCAAATATAACACAATCAGCACAAGATTATTATTATTCAAACTATAATAATGATAATTTTTCGTATTTTAATAAAAGATATGGCGGTATTCCCGAAGAAATGAATGCTGGTGCTACATACATATTAGACGAACCAAATGGATTAATTTATTTTGATGGGTCGTTAGGTAGCAGACAACAAGATTTAATTGTTGTAGATTATATTTCAGATGGCATTGCTGACAATGGCGATTTATCTGACGTATACGTGCCTAAACTAGCGGAAGATGCTCTATACGCATATATGCTTTATAATTTATCAAAGCTTAGACCCGCTAGTGCTCAATTAGCTCCTTTGTATAAAAAAGAAGCTAGTGCTAAAATGCGAAATGCAAAAATACGACTAAGTAATTATAACTTACAAGAGCTTGCTCAAGTATTAAGAGGCAAAGCTAAATGGATTAAACATTAAAATTAAATGGCAGAAAGTAAAAGAACGTTCACTAAGGCTAAAATAAATAGGGATATTGAGGAAAAAATATTGCCTCCTGGTGAATATAGAGATGCTTTAAATATTAGCGTTGATTTTTCAGAAGATGGGAATGTAGGTGCTATTGAAAATTTGAAAGGCAATGAATTAATTGCTAATCAAAATATATATGGTTTAACTTCTGCCACAAATCCTAACGCTACTGTTGTTGGAAGTTATCCGCATCCAGAGGAAAAAAAAATATATTATTTTGTTACAGGTGATAAAGCCGACGGTATTTTTGAATATGATATTGAAGCTAACGAAGTAAACACTATATTAATAGATAGTGTAAGAGCTTCTGTTGTAGAAACCGTAAATTTAGCATTTGAAGACGCTGGAGTTACTGGGTCTGTAGCACAAGATGGGTCTATATCATTAACAGCTAGAATAGGCGCAAATTCTGTTGAGGCTATAACTGAAGATTTTTCAGCCAATGAAACCGGTAGCGCTGTGTCAAGACAAATAACAGTAAGATTAACAGCGCCTAGCCCTTATACTAATCAAGGAGAATTGCTTATTGGTACTGTTACAGCATCCCAACCGAGTAAATTAGCACCTGAGGTTATAACTAAAAATATTGTTTCTAAAACAGAAACAACTGCCACATTATTGGGTTCATTAACTAATAATAGCGTTGGAGTTACGGCGCAGGGATTTTATTATGGCTACAATACCGGGGGAACTGCATTAACAATTAATGAATTAAAAACCGGCGGTGCGGGGATTACAAATCTTTCAACATCAGTTACGCCAATAAAAAATA